AAAAGCAGGGCCGTCTCTTCCTGCGTGGCCTGGCGCAGCTTAAGGGCAAGTTCACCGAATCCGTCAACCCTGCCGATTGGATACCCTACTGGAATGCAGCGGCGCGGGATAGCAAGCTGGATTTTAATGACCCGCTTCAGCTGGCCATCCTCGATATGCTCATCCTGGGCGGCGGCGATCTAATCGCCGGGTTGGGCATTGCCGCTGACGAGCAAGAGGAGCTGGGTATATCGTGGAACCTAGAAAACCCCCGCGCCGTGGAATACGCCAAACAGCACGCGGCCGAGCAGGTGACCAAAATCAACGACACCACCCGCAGCTACCTTAACAGCATGATCAGCCAGGCGGTGGATGAGGGTTGGAGCTACGACCGGCTGAGCGATGCCATCGGCAGCCGCTTTACCGAATTTGCCACGGGCGGCGATAACCCGCGCAGCAGGCGCGTGGCCGTCTATGAACTTGGATCGGCTTATGAGGAAGGCAACCGGATCGCCGCCAAAGAGTTGCAGGGGGCCGGGCTAGAAATGGAAAAGAAGGCGCTCACGGCTGGGGATGATCGGGTACGGCCGTCTCACGTGGACAATGCGGCGGCGGGCTGGATTGGAATAGATGACCCATTCCCCAGCGGTGACATGCGGTTTCCCAGCGACTCCGGCTGCCGCTGCACTACCCTCTACCGCAGACGGCCGTTGACGCCAGAGGAAAAGCGCCAGCGGGAGTTACAGCGGGAACGGGAGGAAATAGACCGACTTTTCCGACAGGAGCTTGACCAGATAGATACCAGCGGCGTGGGGCACATCTTGCCGCCGCCCGGCCGTGCTCCGCGCGGCATGGGGCAGGAATATGCTGACCGCCGGGCAATCGCGGCCCGCATTCAAACGCAGATGAAATTTAGAGGCCAGCTGCAAAGCAAACTGAACCGCTATCGGGGGCAGAAAAACCGCCGCTACGAAATGGACATCGCCACGGCGCGGGTGCAGGAATTGAGCAAGGCGATTGATAACGCTTTGCAGATTGCCGACGGGCCGGGCGATTGGGAATTTAAGCGGGAATTGATCAATGGTATCTTTGAATACCTTTCCGTGACAACGAGGCGATGATGGCAGAAGAAAACGACGAATCCAAACCTAAGATGACCTACAAGGACAAGGTGGAATTGGCCACTAAACTGCTGACGGATATGGGTTACACCAAAGAAGCAATCGCCAAAATTATCAAGATGTCTTTTGGCGACCCGCCAAAGGATAAATGACCTACATCACCGAATCCACCCCAACCGAACGCGCCGTACTTCTCATTCACTGGCTGCACATCGGCCGGGAGCTGACAACGGCCGACGTCGCCGAAAGTTTGCAGGTAAGCCAGCGCACGGCGCAGCGGCTGTTTGTGGCCGTTTCCCGCGCTGGCGTGCCTGTTTACCGTGATGATGATGGCGTGTACCGGCTCCTCTCCGGTGGATTAACGCAAATTTCCCCCTACTGAAAAGCAAAACGACAATTTTTGACGCGGTAATGCTGTAGCGTTGCAACATGGCCGACAAATTCTCCGAATTTATCCCCCTATCCGAACGCGCCGTCCGTCGTGATGGCACCATGAGCCTGAAAATTATCCAGCCAGGTTGGGGGAGTTCCGGCTACTATCCCAAAGAAGTTATCGAACGCGACATCCCCAAAGTTTTCCCGGCCGGTACAAAAATGTACTGGAATCACGCCACGGCTACCGAGGAAATGGAACGGCCCGAAGGCGACCTGCGCAACCTGGCCGCCGTTACCGTATCCGATCCCATCTGGCTGGAAAGTGGCCCCAACGGGCCGGGGNTGTATGCGGAGGCACGGCCGTTTGCGGGCTACGCCAGCGTGATTGATGAGATTGGCGGCCACATAGGCGTGAGTATTCGCGGCAAGGGTCGCCACACCACCGGGGAAAAAGAGGGGAAAAGCGGCCGTATCATCCAAGAGATCGCCGCCGGGAAGTCGGTGGATTTTGTCACCGAGCCAGGCGCAGGCGGGGCCGTGGTGCAAATCTTCGAATCCGCTCCCAATGCCACCCCCCTACCCGCCCCCGACGTTGCCACGTTTTTGAGCGAAGCCGGGCGGGTGCTGAGTAAAGCCAACGAAACGAAATTGAAAGCGGCGTTAGAACAACTAACGGCCGTTTTGTCGTTGCTAGATAGTGAGGATACCAGTGAGGCGGCTCACTGGCTGGGTCAGCGCATCAAAGAAGCCCTGTCCAACAACGATTTAGGCGAGCGGCTACGGAACAAGCTGCACAGCCGTTTTGGGGGCAAAGAAACCTACGTTTGGACCCGTGATTGGTCGGTAGATGACGGCTGGGTTGTCTTTGAGATCAATACCAAAAACGCTGCCAAGACCTACCGGCTAGGCATGGCCACCACCAAAAATGACGTGTTGCTCGCGGAGGACGATCCTGTCGAAGTCCGCGTTGTGACACGCTATGAACCAATCGTCACATCAAGTGAGGTAAGCGAGGCGGGCGCGGCTCGCCAATTATCAACGGAGGACGCTATGAGCGAACAAGAATTGAAGGAGGCCCGCACCGCGCTCGCTGACCGCGATGCAAAGCTGGCCGAAACAAACGCCGCCCTGGCCAAAATGCGGGAGCAGCTCTTACTGCGTGAGGCGCGAGATTTTGTCACCGGCGAACTGGCCAAAACCGACCTGCCGGAAATTACCCGCATACGCCTGGCCGGGCAGCTGGCCCGCAATCCAATCGCCACCGACGGCAAATTGGATGAGGCAGCGATGGGTAAGGCGGTAGAAACGGCCGTTACCGAGGCCCGCGCCGAAATCGCCACGCTGCTGGGTAAAGACGGCCGTGTAACCGGGAATGGTGAACAGCCAGAGACCAACGGCGATCAGCCAACCATCGAAGCCGCCCGCGTGCGGCTGAATGAATCACTGGCCAAGATTGGCTACGGAGGCAGCAGCAATGGCAACTAATTTAGTCCAAGACAACGGCGAAATTCTGGCCCAGATCGCCGCCACTCACCCCGCCGCGCCGTTGACCGNNTGACGGGCGTTGCCCTGACCGACGAGGCCGAAGGCGGCAACGGGTCCGGGCAATCTTCGATTGACTTTGGTATGCGGGTGTGGAATCTGACCGTGGATGACAACGAAGGCACCGGTATCGCCATCGGGGCTACCATCTACTACCACGACACCGGCACCGGCACCGGGTCGGTCAACCTCAACAACAGCAGCAGCGGCGCAAATGGCATTTTCGGCATTGCGCTTGGGGCTGTTTCTGCCAATGCAACCACGGCAATCGACGTGCTGCACGTGCCCACTTTGTAAGGGGGGATCATGACTGAATTACGCGAAACCTACACAAAAGAAACGGCCGAATTCCCGGTCGAGGGCTACCGCTCTATCGTCCGCGAATCCGACGGTCGCTGGCAGCAGGGCGTCAATGCGGCTCACCTGAACCGGGTGGCCGCTGCCGCCGAATTCTTGACCGAAGCCCTGACGGGTTCCATGCCCGCGTGGGTGCTGAAAGAGGCCATTGCCCCCACCAGCGCCCAGGCCGTGCAAATCATTCGCGGCAACTATCCCGAATTGTTCACCGTTCGGGAAGCCTACACCACCAGCGATTTCCCGCTGCTGATGGGCGACGTGCTCGACCGCATGATGTTGCAAAACTACAACAGCGTCGGGCACAACTGGCGGGCGTATTGCAGCGTCAGCCGCCCCCTGCGCGATTTCCGCACCGTGCGCCGTTTGGCGCTGAACGGTGCTGAAGGCCAGTACCAGAAAATCACCGAACAAGAGCCTCTGCAATACAGCCGCTCTTTGGATGAAGACGGCTACACCTACACCCCCGACCTCTACGCGCTGGGCGTGAAACTGAGTTTCCGGGCCATCATGAACGATGACCTGAACGCCTTTGACACCATCCCCAACCGGCTGGGCAAAGGCGGCCGTCGCACCATTGAAAAGTTCGTAACCGACCTCTTCTTCGATGCCAACGGCGTGGACGCTACGTTTTTCAGCAGCGGCAACGGCAACCGGTTGACCAGCAATCCCGATCTGGCAATTGATTCGCTGGGCACGGCTATCGGGCAGCTTTTGGGCCTGACGGACGCCGACGGCGAGCCGATCCTGGTAGAGGGCATGACCCTGGTCTACCCGCCCGCGCTGCATGTCACTGTCCAGAACATGCTGAACCAATTGACCGTTGACGTAACGGCCGTTGGCGGTGTGTCTGGCCAGGTAATGCGCGTCAATAACTGGATTGTGCGCAACCTGTCGGCCGTGATGAATCCGTACATCCCGATCATCTCCACATCGGCCCCTAACACGCCCTGGGCGCTGTTCGCTAATCCGAACGTAGGCCGCCCGGCGGGTGAAATCGGCTTCCTGGCTGGCTACGACCAACCGCGCCTATTCCAGAAAGGCGGCAACACGGTGGCCATCGGTGGCGGCGTTGACCAGATGATGGGCGATTTTGCCACGATGGAACAGCACTACAAAGGCATCGTTGCCTTTGGCGGTGCGGTGTTGGACCCGAAAGCGGCCGTAGGGTCGAACGGAACCAATTCCTAATGAGTGATAGACCCTTACCCCGGCCGGTGTCATCTACCGACTTGTATCTAGCGGCGATTCTGGGCGAGCTGCAAAAGCTGAACGCCCCGCCGCCAGCCGATGACACCGGCCTGGTGGATTTACGCGAGCCAGCGGCCGAAGTCTCCCTACCCGATGACCTGCCGGGGCGGGATCAGCTTTTCGCCGCTGGCTACACCACACTCGAATCTGTGCCGCGCAAGGGGAAGGAATTGACGGCCGTTTCTGGCATTGGTCCAGTAACGGCCAATCAAATCTTGACCTGGCTCAAGGTGAATTCGTAAATGGCAGCCATCACCGACTACAGCACCGACGTGGCGAAAGTCCGCCTGCTCATCAGTGACATTGATGTGTCAGAACAGATTTTCAACGACGCGGCAATCCAGGCGTTTATCGACATGGCGCTTGATGGCAATCTGCGCCGGGCAGCTGCGCAGGCGCTCATGGTGATGGCCACGAATGAAACGATGGTCCAGAAGCAAATCAAGATTCTGGACCTGTCCACTAACGGCCCGGCCCAGGCCCAGGCGCTTCTCGCCCTGGCCAAACAGTACCGCGAAGAAGCCGACGCCGAAGAAATCGACGGCGCGTTTGATTGGGCGGAATCGGTCAACACCCCCGCTCAATACGACGAATTCTTGTTTAAGGACAGGTTGCGCAATGGCCTTGGGTAACGGCGGCTTAGGCAGTAACGGGGTTTTGGATACCCTGATTCACGCCGATTTGCTGGCCAGCCTGAACCGGTTTTACCCGGCGGTGGTCACGATTGAGGAATCGACCCCGACGCGGCGGCCCAACGGTGAACCGGTTGACGCGTGGGCGGCCGTGCCCAGCATGACCGGCCTGCGCGGCATCTTTGCCGGGAAAGGCGCGGCGGAAAAGCGGGGGGCGACCCTGACGGTACAAACCGCCACCCACGTGCTCGATCTGCAAGGCTACTACCCCGACGCGGCGGTGACCATGCGGGCAACGGTGTACACGGCCGTTACCAACGGTCTGTCCCGCGCCTTCAACATTGTGGCCGTGGTCCACGACAGTCAGAGCCAGCAAACGCGGCTGGAGCTGGAAGAGGTGAACCACTGATGGCCAGCGGAGCACGTGTAACCGGCGTGGACGAATTGAGCGGCACCTTAAAAGCATTGGCGGCGAAGGCCAGCGGCAAGCAGCTGAAAACGGCCGTTCACGCGGGCGGGGTGGTTATCGAAACCCCCGCGAAGGCCAAAGCGCCGGTCCTGACGAGCAACTTGCGCCGGTCCATTCACACCGAAGCCGAAGCCACCGGTCCAAACAGCGCCGAATCGCGAACCGGCACAAACGCCGAGTATGGCCCGCATGTCGAGTTTGGCACCAGCCGCCAGCGGGCGCAGCCGTATCTGCGCCCTGCCTATGATGAGAACAAGAGCCAGGCGCTGGGTGAGGTAACGGCCGTTTTGCAGGAGCTGACCACACCTTGACAACCGAACTGCTCGCCCCCTTCGTCGATTTGGACGACGAATTGACGGCCTTTCTGCTGCAATTCCCGGCGGTGAGTGAGGAGATTGGCGACCGGCTAACGCCAGCGCCCCTACCTCAGGCCGAAACGCTACCGGCGGTGACATACACCGATGTGAGCGACGTAGGCGACCACACCGGGCCAGAGGGGCGCGGCGCTTACCACCAGGTGCGTTATCAGCTGGATTGCTGGGCGGCCAGCAAGCACGCGGCGCGGCGGGTAGATGGCAAAATCCGCGTCGTTTTAGATGGTTATCGCGGGGCAATGGGCGGGCGATCCGTCGTGGCCTTTCGCAAAAATACAACGTCAATTTATGAGCCAGAGACAACCCTTTGGCGCGTGATGTCGGACTATATGATCCACATCGAATCCTAAAGCGAGGTAACAAATGGCACCAATAGTAATTGCTCCCCAAGAAGTGGCCGGGCCGTACGTTAGCGAAGCGGCTACCCAGCTCACCGCCGTGACGTTCACGGCAATGAATGCCACCAATGGCAACAAAATCACCATGCCGGGGCGGCGCATCCTGATCATATTCAACAACACCAACGTGGCCGCGCAGCATGTGACCATCGCGGCCAGCAACGACCCCTACGGCCGCAGCGCCCCAATTACCCAGCTCGACATTCCCGCCGGTGGTTTTGCGGCCCGGATTTTCGAGCCGGTTGGCTGGGAGCAGACGTTGGGCGGGCGCGATTTGCTCATCACGCCAGAATCCGCTGATGTAGACGTATTGGCAATCCCGCTGTAAGGAGGCGACCATGACCGTACCTTGTGTACCCCCTGAGGAGCTGGTCGGCTTCGGCGCACTCCTCCAATACTATGACAATATCGCGACGCAGTGGGTGACGGTGGGCGGCACCAAAGATTTGGAGTTTCCTGAGGATACCACCGAGGCGATTGATACCACGTCCAACGACACGGCCGACGGCTACCGGACGAACATTCCCGCGCCGCTGGCGGCTCTGGGCCAGGTGTCCTACACCATGAATTTCCGTTGGTCGCAGTGGTCGGTTTTGGTCAATATGAAGCAAAACAAGACCATCACCGATTGGCGCGTGGTGCTGATGAACCCGCAGCAAACCTACATGGAGTGGTGCGCCTGGATCATGTCCCTGAGCGGTTCCATCCCGATGGAAAATTTGGTGACGGGCGAGATTGGCCTGTCGCCAACCGGTGCGCCGACGTGGGGCGAGCTGCTGTAATGGCCAAAAAGAAAGCGGAAACGGCCGTATCTGAGACCATCGAAGAAACGGCCGTATCCGAACCCGCCCTCACCCCCCAGCCGCGTAATATCATTGGCTCGGCTACTGAACATATGCGCCTGGCCGCTGCCATGCTGCGCAGCAAAGGAGGGGCGCACGCCGAATCGTGTGCCTTTGTTGCCGCTGAATTGGAGCGCCGGGCTGACCAACTGGAGAAATTGAATGAGTGACCAACTGACCTTAAGCGCCGTTGATTTCCTGAACCTGGCTGAACAGCGCCGGGTGGCGCGGGTTGATTTGTCCGACGTGGGCTACAAAGGCCGGGTTTACGTCTGTGACCTTTCCACCGCCAAACAGCAAAAGATCGCCATCGGGCCAAAGGGAAAAACCCGCGTCTATGCCGACAAGAGCATGGATGTGGATTTAGCCAGTATGCCCAAAGACGCGCCGATGAAGATGATGATGGAATGTTTGGTGACGGACGCGGAAAACGGCCGTCTGCTGGACGCCGCCTTTGCCGAATTGGAAGAGGGCGGCGATCCCTACATCGTCTGGCCAGAGAATGACCTGGTAACGCTCTACAGCGTCTGGCGCAACGATGAAGGGCTGAAACACAGCGACATCGAAGCCCGGCTGGGCAGCATGAGCAACGCCGTGACGAACCTCATTGTCAAAACGGTGCGTGAAATTTCCGGCACGGCGGAGGAAGCGGCAGAGCAGGAAAAAAAAGGCTAACTGACAACAAGAATTTGATGCTGGCTCACAGGCTTGTACGCTACGGAATCGGAGGCCGCACGGTGCAGGAATTAAGCGACGTAATGACCGTTGACGAGTTCCTCCGCTGGGCGGCTTTTTCGTCTTTAGAACCATTTAGTGA